AGAAGAAACGGTACTTGGACGAAGCGATCAACACGCTCACCAAAGGCGATCCGCAGATTCCTCTCGCAGAGTCGTTCCCCAAGTTCCTCGAATCCAAAGGGTTCAATCTTGATCAGGAGATGGCGAAGCAGTCCGAAGGAAAACTGGACTACTCTCCCATCCAAAAGCAGCGCGAACTTGCGCAGGAGTACCTGACCAAGATGCAGGACCGTGGTTGGTTCCGCAAGATCGGCAGCGCCATCAGCACAGGTGTTGCGACCGGCATGCTCGACATCGGCACTCAGGCAGTCGGTATGGCAGCGATGGCGACCGGCGACGAGGAAACCTCGAAAGTTGCCGCAGAACTCTCTCGCGCCAGCGGCGACATTGGCGCGGCGCAAGGACTCGAAGGCGACATGCAAGCCACGGGTGGCACGTTCGCCGGAGGACTCGCACGCCTCGGCACCAACATGGCTCCCATGCTGCTTCCTGGTGGCGCTGTCGGAGGGATTGCCCGGATGGCCGGTGCAGGTGCCGGAGCAGCTACCGCCGCAGCCGTGGGTGCCTCCGCACTTACCGCTGGAGCACAGACCGCAGGCTCGCAGTTTGGCGAAGTATATGACCATCTCAGGCAGCAGGGCAAGACGCATGAGCAGGCGTTCGGCGTGTCACGCAATGCGGCGGTGCTTTCCGGTGCCGTGACGACCGCGCTTACCGCTTTGGGTGGTGCCACAGGTGTTGAATCTCTGCTGCGGCAGGGCGGCAAAGACTTGGTCAAGAGCCGACTCGTGGCCGCGATGAAAGCGGTGCCGGGTGGGGCGGCTGCTGAAATTGCTGAAGAACTCCCCGACGAGTATGTCAGCCAGTTGGTGTCTGCCTTCGCTAAAGACCCGAACGCTTCGCCGAGCCAAGTCACTGACGAGTTCGCCGCCAACGCGCCAGACCTGATCCTGCAAATCGCCGCCCTCGGTGGCGCTGGCTCTGGAGTAAGCAGGTTCAAGGAGACGACCACCGACCCAACCAAAGCAGGGCAACCTACCCCCGCCGACGACTTCGCCCAGCGTGCCGCCATGGAGGGTGCCACGGAATACCGTGCTCCCGAAGAAGCGGCTGCCCGTGCGGACATGCGTGCCGCTGCCGAGGAGGAGGTCAAGAAGGGCATCCCCGTCGAAGTGGAAGGCGTCACCATCGCCACCATCCCCCCGGAGTCGGACATGACGCCGGAAGACGTGCTCGACTTTGCCAACAGTCCCGAGGACATGGCAATGCTCGCCCGCAATGGTAAGATTACACTGCCCGAGGTGGTCGCTCCAATCGAGGGCGTTGACCTTGCGATCACCGAGGAGATGAACGAGCGCGTTGCCGCGTCTGCCGCGCTTGCCCCGCAGACCGTGGAAGCGTTGAAGACTGCCCCAGCCCCAGAGGCTCAAGCAGAGACCGCAGAACCAATCGAGACTGTGGGGGCAGAGGCAGCCGAGACCCCTGTTGTCGAGCCTGTCGAGGAAGTCAAGCCTGCCGAAACTCTCGGTGTCACGCCGCCGCCCGCTCCCACCTTGGAAGCCTCCGAAGGCGCGGCACGCAACGCCGACATCATCCGCCAAGCCCGTGCCCGCATGGCAGGCACCGAGCAGGGGCCACGAGTTGGCCTGATTCCACAACCAAGTGTAAAGTTGAATTTGACTCCTGACGAGAGCGGTGCCACGGGTGCCGGGATGAAGGAAGAAATTCAACAGACGCCCGCTGAGACTGAGCAGGAGAAAGCCAAGAGGGAGTACCAAGAATATGTGGACCGCGTTTATCGCCCCACATGGGGAACCACGTCGAAGGGCGAAACGGCAGAGACTCCCCGCGAGCAGCCCCAAAGACTCACTGACGAAGAGATGGAGAAGATTCGCTCGGCAGCAGCCAAAGGGCGGTCGCAGGAGGCAGTCGATGAGATAAACCGTGCGAAAGCTACCGCCCCACAACCAATCACCCCCACCGGGGAAGCGCCGACAGACTCGCTACCTGCCGACCAGCCAACGTCGGGAGACGTGGGCACCCCTCCGGCTGTGCAGCGTGACCCGTCGAAGCCGGAGCAGATGACGCCGGAGGAATTTGACCAATTTGTATTTGAGTCTGGTCAAGAAGAGTATAATAGGACCGGAAAAAATGCGGCAATGCGAGCAGGGACGAGGGATGTTTTGTCGAACGCTCTGTCGGCCACTAATCCTGTATCGGTAGCCCTGTTTGACGCAGAAACAGCGCGACACCAAGAGAGAATCGAAGATGCTAGGTCTAATGTCGAAAAAATTCAACAAGAGCCAGATACACCTGGAAGTAGAAAAGCAACTAGATTGGAAAGAGCCGAGGAAAAATTAGCAAGTCTCGAATCCAATCAATTGCAGCTTCCCGAAGGCTACGTCAAACAAGGCGATCTTTACGTCTTTCAGCCTTCGTCAGAGAAATCTGACTTGGGCGCAGGTGCCGCTACAACTCCTTCAAAGGAGCCATTGAAAGTAACAACACCGGAGGCTGGAAAATCCCCCCAAACCACCACGGTAGCCACCGAGTGGACGCCAACCGTCAATGCTCCTGCCGCTTTCACCGCCAATAACGGACAGAAACTCGTAGGCACCGTGCAGTCGATTGAGGGCGGTAAAGCCGTCGTGAGCTTCTCGTGGAACGGCCAGACTCAGAAGGCGACCGTTCGCCCTGATCGCCTCTCCAGTCCGGTCGCCTCGCTCGTCGAGCCGCCGAGATACCAATACACGCAGGAGCAGAACACGCGGAAGATGGCGAAACACTTCCCATCGGCTCCCGGTGTTCACGCCAATCACGACTTCCGCAAGTCCTTCGCCTCCATGGCAAAGGACGCGTCGTTGTCGCGCATCTACCGGCAGATCGCCAAGGAGCTGTCGAAGATGTCCGCGTTCGCGAACGTGGATCTTCACGTCGTCGCCGACGAGAACACGCGCTACGCAGGCGAGTATTCCCACAGCAACGGCAAGTCAGCCATCGCGGTCAACCTGCGGCAGGTCGGACGTGGCATGGTCGATGCCCTCGGCACCATCCTGCATGAGGCGCTTCACCACGTCACACTGGCGAAGGTGCGCGATCCGCAGGGGGCTTGGGAGAACGAAGTCTTTAACAAGCTCGACACCATCCGCGAGAAGGTGTTGGAGTATGCCAAGGAAAAAGGTCTATACGATAGGCTGGACTACGAGCTTGACACTGTGGAGGAGTTCATCTCTGCCCTCACCAACCCCAACTTCCAGAACTTCCTCGCCTCGATCCCCGACAGTTTCTCGACTGGTGTGTCTGTGGGCAAGTTCCGCTCGGTGCTCTCCGAAGTGTTCCGCCTCATTGCCGAGTGGATCAAAGGCGAGCCGGTTGCCAGGGGCAGCACGATGGAGCAATACTTTACGACCGTGCTCGCGACCTTCGAGACTCCGCACCGCGCCTGGGACACGGGCAAGTTGGAAGCGTTGAACGCGGTGCAGAGTATGGCGGGTGAGCGTGCCGAGATGCCGCAGTTCATGCGTGACTCACTGGACACGGCTAAAGCAATGGCTGCTGCCGGTAAGACGAGTGAAGAGATTCGTGCCGTTACTGGATGGTTCCCCGGCAGGTATGATGGGAAGATGCGGTGGGAGATTCCTGACAATGGTGCCGCATGGGTCAGAGGGCTTGATTGGAAAGAGGCCGGAAAGGCATCCGCCAAACCTTCCTTCTACGGAGCGTTCTCGAATCTTCGCGGAGACGACTTTTCGCGCAGGACGTTGCCTCTATCAGACATATTAAATCATCCGGCACTCTACGAGGCATACCCTGACCTGAAGGATGTCGAGGTCCAGACCATGAACATCAAACCCGCAAAGGCGGCGTGGGGGCCAGCAGGTATCACTATTGACTATGAAGCTTCTCCGGCAGAAGCCATGACTTCCCTGATCCACGAAATCCAACACTGGGTTCAAGACAAGGAAGGTTTTGCCAGAGGCAGCAATCCAGATGAAGCAGGGTTTTCTGCCCAAGCACAGGAAGCGTTTTTGAAACAAGACCCCCGATTGAAGGCTATTGCAGAGCGGCAGGCTGCAATCAAAGTCCGTCGCTCTGTTTTGGCAGAGCGGCTGAAGGAGCTTGGGGAGGAAAGGTATAAATCCCCGGAGGCGAAAGAAGCTGCCGCACTGGATGATGAGTTCTCAAGTCTGATTCAAGAGCGTGGGGGCATTGAACGCGGTATGCGGGGCAACATCGGGTATGAACTGTACCGACGCACTGCTGGCGAAATCGAAGCCCGCGACGTGCAAGCCCGCCGAAACTTCACACCCGAACAGCGCAAAGCCGTCGCCCCCTATTCCAGCGAGAACATCGTTAAGGAAGATGCAATTGTGATGTTCGGCGGCAACGGACCACAAGAGTCTCGCGGATACCGCTCCCCCACCGACATGCTCGCGGAGGCAGCGCAGAAGGCCAGGGGTGAAACCGTGGGAACCAAGCCGCAGGGACTCGCCAGCATGTTCAACCCGCAGGCCAAACGCCCGGCCACCGGGGAGCGCAAGTTGCTGGACATGCCAAAGAAGCCCGAACCAGTCCGCCTCAATGTTCGCAGGACCAAGAAAACGATAGAGACCAAAAATGGTCCGGTTACTGTCGGTAAATTTTCTGACAGCCTCACGGACACGAACGCTGCAAACGGGAAAGACGCTGGATCAGTTCTGGGCACGGTGGACATATCCGATCTCACCGGGGTGCTACGGCTGAATCAGCCGGAAGAAAGGCGCAGGGTGGACGCTTTGAAAGCTAAAATACTGTCGGAGGAGGGTTTCATCTCTCCGATCATTGTCTCTGCCAACGGGGAGGTGATCGAAGGCCAGCACCGGCTTGCAGCCATGCGCGAACTGGGGGCGACCGAAATGCCTGTAGCCGTGTCTTACGAAGCAGCAGATTTCATTCCCGATGTGGATGCTTTGAAGAAAGCGTTGTCCGGTTTCTCTCTCCGCCAGCAACAAGTCGATCAGTTGGTTGGTAATTTGGCAGAGATGCTGAAGGATGAAAAAGGGGACGCGAATGAACTGTCCTCATACGACATGCCCAAGCCTTTTGATGCCGTCTTCAAAGCGGCTGTTGCCGAGGTGCAGCGTCAATTTGGGGTTGCGGCTGCCAAACCTCTCAACCCGCAGTCCGTAGGTCACTATGCGGCTTGGAAGCCCCGCAAGGTGCAATACGGCTACGTCGTCCGCAACACCATTGCCAACGCCTACCGCGAGGCCGTGCGCGGCACCAGCACGCAGATGGCTCCGCTCTCCAGCGTCTATGCGCAGGCCCGGCTGCTCCAGCCCGGACTCACGCCCGAGGCGTTCTTGGCGCAGGTGCAGGAAGGCTACGACAATGGCACGCTGTTGCTCGAAGGCGCGGGCAGCCAGCAAGAAGCCGCACAGTCCAGCCTATCGCTGCCAGGAACTCCCGTGGGCACGGCTGTGCGTATGATGCCAGCACCGCAGGGGACGTTGAAGAGCAAGGCCGACGACATGGACGCCGAGTACATGGCAGCCGTGGAGTCTGGCGACGTTGCCAAGCAGCAGGCGATGGTGAACGCGGCGGCGAAGGCGGCAGTTCAGCCTTTCTCCACAGAGACCAAGCGCACCGGGTTTACCAACCACACCAAAGTGAGACTCGGAAGCAGGGAGGTATCTGTTTTCCGCGATCCTGAAAATGGGTACTGGTATTTTGCGGATAAAGGTGGGTTGGGGGATGTCATTGCAATGGGCAAGCAGGCTGCCATCAAAGCTGCTATCGAGAGGCTGGAAGAAGAGTCTGGAGGCGCACAGCCTTCTACCGAAGTGCTTTTCAGGGACTGGAGAAAGGACACGACAATAACACTTCCTGGCTTCTATCTGCGATTCGGCGATCTGCCCAAAGGGGGCAAATCTGTCAAAGGCCACGAACCAGGGCTTTATGAAAAAGGAGTCAGCGTGTTGAAGGCATGGCGTTCACCTGATGGGGTTTATGTCATCTCCAGTGTCGGAGCCGAGACGGGCGCATCAGATATGGTGGCCGGGATGGAGGGACGTTCTATCTACATCGCGTACGGCGAAGATACGGGAGAAGTTGGATCAGACGGAGAGCCTCTTTTGAAAAACGTAGTGCTTACCGAGTTGGTGATGAACAATCGGGTCGTGGTGGATGACCCTTCATATATTGATCAGCCGATTACCAACAATATTTCAGAGGCGAAAGAATGGGAGACAATTTCTCCGGCTCCAGACCCGTTGGCAGCCGCCGACCCCGTCACCCGCGACAAGCAAGGCAACGTGATCCCGCCCCCACAGCGGTTCAATCCGAAGAGCAACAGCACGCTTTACAGCAAGGCTGACGACGGCGAACCACCTATCATCGACATCGGCGGCGAAGCAGAACCTGCGGACGGTCCTGAGTTTGCCTTCACTCGCGCTCGCTTTGCTCCGCCAAAACCGGAGGACCAAATGTATCAAGTCCATTCGGACGAGGAAGCTACCAAGAAAGCCTTTGCCTGGATCAACGCCGTTGGCCCACTCCGGGCTGCCGACCTGTTGATGGCAGACCGTGCGCCGAGCGACATGGACCTCAACGTGAAGAACATCGTCATGGGTGGTCTGCTCAAAGGTTTCACAGAGATTTCGATAGACCCCAACGCCAGTGAGGACGAGAAAACGGTCGCACGCGCCACCAATCAACGGCTTGGGAAGTATCGAGTACGGATGAACCAAGACGCCGCCCGTGGCATGCGTCAGATTGGAGTGCAGAACGGTGCAGTGCTTCAACTCATCGCCCCTATTCTTGCAGTGGAAGAGGTGCTCGCAGATCACGGAGAGAAGATTCTGGAGGATCAGTTCGAGGGAGGATCGGAAGGTGCGGCTCCGCGAGTAGCCGGTGCTGCCGAGACGGCCACTGCCGAAGCCGACGAACGATTGGAGAACATCATCCGTCGATTGATGGGCAGCCTGCGTCCAAAGCAAACCTCTGTTGGTGCGCTCGCCCGCATGTTCCGTGGTATGGGACAGCGTGACCAGATCATCGACGAAGTAGCCAAAGCCTTGATGCTCAAAGCCCGTGGCAACGTGGTCGCTCCCGAACGGAAGACCGCGCTTGCCAATTTGGTGAGCAGCCTTAAAAGCACTCTCGCAGCCAGTGTGAAGGGTGAGAAGAAGCCCGCGCCCGAGCGCACGCTGCAAGACCTGCTGACCAGCGCATTCGTCAATCAGGTGTCTGAGGGTCCGGCGTTTGAATCAGCGTGGAAAGAGGGTCGTCAAAAAGTGCTCGACATGCTGATTGATATGGAGTTGGACAAAACTTTCCATCCAGCCCAAAAGCGTCTGGCCGATCTTCGTGCCAAACTCACCTATTTGGAGGCTGGAAGTGCCGAACAGCAGGAAGCCAGTGCCGCAGAACGCGCTCAACTCGCCGACCAGATCAAGGTTGCCAAGGTGGAAACGAAAGCCGCTATGGATGCGGTCAAGGCAATGACGCCTCAACTCGAAGCGCAGCGCGATGCGTTGATGCCCGCCGCTCCAACGGTGGCGTTTGACCCCGTGTCTTCCCGTGAAGCGATTGGCCGTGCATTTGAGAAGGCAGGTTACACCGCCGACTTGGCAACGGGTCTGGACAAGTCCGGCAAACGCACTCTCAGCATCAAAGACGCGCTGCTCAACCGTCAACGCGCCGCTGACGCCGTGATAAAAGTGTTCGACGCGGAGATGCAAGTCCCGGACGCCGCGACTCAAAACGATTGGCCGCAAGCCCGCGCCCTTGCACTCAAGGCGGTCAACGAGACTCTCGACTCGTGGCAGGCGCAGACAGACGCCGACAAAGTGGCGAAGCTAGAAGCCGCCAAGCAGAGTCTTCTCAGCGAGGACTCCAAAGCTCTTGAGAAGCTGGTTAACTCCATCCGCAATAGAATCCTCCCCGACTCAGATTGGTCTGACATTCTCTACGACCTGCCGCGCACACAGGCGGAACGTCTTGCCGCCATCAAGGACCGTGTCGCCAAACATGAGGCACTGAAGAACCTCACCCCGGATGAGTCGAAAAAGTTGGCGGAGAGCATCGACAAACTGTGGCAGCGCGAAAGACTCAAAGCGTTCCAAGACGAACTCTTCAAAGCTGGCGTCCTGAAAGCCAAGACCACCAAGGCTGTTGCGAACGTGGCGTCTGCTGCTCCCGAGCTTCTCCGACTCATGAACCTGGGAGTGTTCAACTCCAGCACTTTCCGCGAAGCGATCTCCAAACGGTTCGGCTTGAAGCTCCTGACCGGCGTTCAGGCCGATGCTTTGCGCAAGCTGGCAGCCGAAGCGTGGGGCAGTCCCCAAGGCGTCCTGCGCAATCAGAAACTCGGCCAATTGGTTGAAGGCATCCAGCACGCCACTGGTGCGAACTGGGCAGACGTGATGAACTCCTACTGGATCGCCAGTGTTCTTAGCGGTTTGCGCACTCACTTCGACACCTGGGGAGGTGTCGTGAATGGTCTCGGCACCAACCTCATTCAAGCAGGAGTCCAACTGTCGAAGGGCAGAGGGGTTGCCGCTTTCGACATCCAGGCTCAATGGTGGAAAGGATTGTTCACCGGACTCAATGAAGCCCTGTATCTCCTGCGCACCGGAGACCCCTCATTCACCAAGCGTTTTGAGGCCGATCTTATCGACGCTCTGAATGGCGAGAAGACCGCGCACCCCATTGCCATCGGCGAGAAGATGTGGAAAAGCGGCAGCCTGCTCCAGAAGATTCCCGGCGCTCTGATGATGGTGGTCGGTCGTAGCATGGTCGCCGCCGACCACGTGAACAACACCGCCACCACGCAGGGAGCGATGGCCGTGGCTCGGGCGATGAATCCTGAGCTTTATGAAGGCAAGACATCTTGGACTCAGAAGGAGATCGCCGACGCTCGCAAGCAGGCGATTGCCGAGGCCACGGCAGGAGCGGAACCCGCGACCAAATTTGAACGCATGCTGGTCGCCAAGCGCACTCGCGAAATTCTTAACGCCGGGCTGACCGAGGCAGACCAGATGGCTGCTTCTGAAGTAGGAGACATCGCCGCATTCCAGAACGATCCGACGGGGTTGTTTGGCGGACTCTACCATGCGGTTAAGTCAGGCTTGTCTTCCGCAGTCCGCAGTCTGGACCAAGTTGCACAAGATGAGGAAGCTGCCAAGATCACGCGAGCGTTCGCCGCAGTGACGGCAGGCAGCGTCCACGCCCTCACCGGCACGAGGTTCATGCGCTTCGGCTTCAACCTCGGCAACGAGTTCATGCGCTACATGCCCGGCTCGTGGCTGCTGAACAAAGGCACCAACATCCTCGGCAGCAAACTCAGCCCGATGCAGCAGGATATGCTGATTGGTAAGAACGTGGTCGGGGGCATTCTGCTTGCCACTCTCTATTCTCTGTTTGGAGACGACGACGAATCCGAGGACGGCAAGTGGCACATGGAAGGTCCGTGGAACGATCTCAGTCTCGGTGAGCAGTCTTCCCGCCTGAGCGCGGGATTGGCGAAGAACTCCTTTTGGCGCAGGAAAGACGGCAAGATTGAGCGCATCAGCTATGCACAATGGCCGACTGCCGGACTTCTAGCCGCTGTGGGAAGCATGCTCGACGAGAAACGCTACAAGCCTGAAGACTGGAATCAGCGCGGAGTAGCGGGACACATTCTTCAAGGCGCTGTCACTGGGCTGTTTCAAGTCCAAGATGCTGCCGCCATGCAGCAGGTTGCCGAACTTTTCAGCACCTCGTCCTCGTACGGGGCGGCACAAGGGATGCCGGAGAAAGTCATTAAAATGGGTACGAACTACCTTGGGGGTCTGGTACCCACATCCGTCAAAGATTTGGACAAGTGGCAAGACCCACGCAATTTCCGGGCAGACGGCGTCTGGGAAAAGCTCGTCCGCGAGATGCCTGTCGCACGTCGATTTGTCAACGATGGGCGTCCGCAGTTCAACCGCATCGGTCAAGATGTCCGACTCCACCGCGAGCCTTACAGCCGTCTCTACACAACTGACGAAGCAGACAAGGCGACTGTGGCCTACGGGCAGTTACTCGCGAGGGGTATCGACTTTCCTACACCGAGCACCAAACGTCAGATCATCAAGGACGGCAAGAAGGTGCCTATGGACACCCTCGGCAAAGGAGTTACTTACGACTTCGAGAAAGCGGTCGCTCTCAGCTATGGCAAGTTCTTGCAGGAGAACGGCGAGCGGATCACAGGAATGTCCACCAAGGCGCTCGACAAACTGATTCGTGATCGGGCCACGCGCATCCTCGACATCGAGACCCGCAAGGTTCAAGCGAAAGTCAACAACCCATGAAACGCCCCTTCAACGAAACTGTGGTCCCGCCTGGAGGTGGCTGGAAATACACCGACCCCGTCACCGGAGTTCCCGTGTCGTCCAACTCCCTGACCGTCATGCTCCAGCAGGTGAAGGCGCAGCGCGTTGCCAATGGTGTCGAGGTCGGGAGTGGCTGGGAGCATGTGGTGCTCGACGAGATGTGCGAGCAGAACCCCGGCTTCCGGTGCATCGAGGCTGGAGCGCCCGAGATCCACATGACGGGGGACGACGTGAAGCGGTTCCTGCTCACACTTCAAGAGCTGTACGGCAATGAGTTGGTCAGTGACGAAGAGCATCGCCGCCGCGCCGACATCTGCCTGTCATGCCCCAAGATGGCTGACGTTGCCTGCACGTTCCCGTGCGGTTGGGTGAGCAAGAAGTTGACCGAGATGCTCGGTGGTCGGAAGATTCACCGGCCTGCGGAGCTATATAAAAAGGGGTGCAGTGCTTGCGGCTGCGACGTGTCGAGCAAAACATACTACCCCCTCGACGTGCTCAAATCTGTGGACGTGAAGCTGGGGAAGCAGCCGGACTACTGGGAGAATTGCTGGATGCGGGAGTGATCCTCTTCTGGATCAAGAACTGCCGTTGCTCCGAGTCGTCACATAGCTGGGCCAGCAGGTTCTTGGTGCCTTCGGTGGCTTTCGGCATCTCCGACACGAGGACGGCGCACAGGTTCTTCTCACCTGACAGGAGATCAGCAAACAGCTTTTCCGGGGAGTGCTCGTTCGGGTGGAACGCGGCTTTCGTGGCAGCGTCCATCCCCAGCTTGGCGAGGTCCATCTTGCTGCCGAGACCAACAGCCCGTTCAACCACCGAATCGTAGGCCGCGTCGTAGGCTTCGTAAAACTTCCCGAACGTCTTGTGGTCGGCGAAGAACGTCGGCCCTTGCGTGTCGTGATGGGCGCGTTGGGCAAACAGACGCAGGGTGAGCAGTTGGAGGGCGGCGAGGTCCATGGTGGCGGATTGTAGTGGAGCCGGGGTGATGGGTCAACCCTTTGCAAGTGTCATGGAAGGTGCAGCCAAACCCAGCGATACCATACCCGTATAAATAGTTGCCTTTGAACGGTTTTTATCTCAGGGCAGAACAGCCACACCAGAGTAGCCGCCCACATAGCAAGGAGCCTGCGCATTGGTCTGGTGATGGGGAAGTGCATAAAATCAAGCCTCCGTGATCGGGATGGTGTTCTGCACCCAGCCAGCTTTGGCTACGGCATATCCGTTGATCGAGAACGTGCCGATGAGGTAGGCCACATCAACTTCCAGCTTCTCCGCCAAGTCGTTGACGCGCATCTTCTTGCCACCGAGGGCGGCTTCGATGTCGGCGCGGGTGATTTTCTTGACGGGTTTGACCTCGGGGGTTTTGATCTTCACCTCCTCGGGCAACTCGGTAACAGTGACGACGGGTGCCTTCGTGACGGTGTGAGCCGGAGGCTCGGGAGCCTTCACTGGGATGACCTCGGTAGGCTTCTCATCGTCGCCCCAGAAGGCGTCATCTTGGGCCGGGTTCGTGGCAGCCTCGACCACGTTTTCTGCCGCCTGCCGAAAGGACTCGACATCCACCTCAACAGTAGTCGTCTCCACGCTCCAACCGCTTCCCAACGTCCGCGCTTTTTCCCCACGTCCCAACACGATGTCAGCCAGCGACCCGTCTTTGCAGCCATGCACCAGCACGGCCTTGGGGCTGACGACACCACCGCGAGGACGCACCACACGGCTGCCGTGATCCACGGACTCACAGACGAGGTTGGTTCCTTCCATGTGGTAGTTCTGCGTGGACCACATGTCGCTGATGAGTTCGGTGTGCGACACGCCGATGTTGCGGATAGGCCAGCGAAGGTACACGTCGAACGGTTCACGCGGGTTCATCGTGTAAGGTTTGGCGAGATCGAGCAGCAGCGGCTTGATCCGTTCGTCCTTCTCCATGTTGGCGGGGTAGATGCCGGTGCCCATCATCATCTGATCGCCGTCCTTGTAGGCGATCTGTCCGTTCACGTTGAACGGCGTGTTGACGAGGACGCCACGGAACGGGGTGCCGCCGTAGCGGTAGTCCTCGAACAGGGCGACCGCCCAGCGCGGCTTCACCGGCAGCATGTCTAACTCCATCCACAAGAAGGGATCGGTATTGCCCATCTTGGCGAGTGCGAAGACCACGCTGGCGAAGTGTCGGTTGCAGGCGACAGGCGCTCCACCCTCGAAGTCCTGAGTCAGCGGGTAGGTTTCCGCGCCCAGACGCTCGGCATGCTCATAGGCGGTGTCCTTGGCGGCAGATGTGGGGAAGAAGATGACGGGATGCTCTTCCAACCCGCCGAGCTTGAGCAGGCATTCGGTGAGGTCGGGCAGCAGGTGCTTGTCGTGGGCGGATACGGGGATGGCGATTTTCATGGTTCAGGCGTTGAGGCGTTAAAGAGTTTGGCTGGGTACAAAGTAGTTAAGAAATAACCCAAAGAGCAAAAAGGGTTGTCTTGTTTGTCTATTCGGTTGACCCACCTTACTTCCAGGATGTCTTCCGGCATCAAGTTTTCGGGAGTGGATAGGGCTTGAGCAAAAGCGTCGAGAGTAGTTTTTTTCGGGTTCTCGTCTTTGCACAGATAGGTAAGATCCAGATATGTCCTCCCGACCTCAACGGCTTCACGCCTACCCACGCTCTGAGGCAAACGCAGAGTCCTGTTTTTTATGCACAGGTTGTGCAAGAAGCGGTTGAGAGGAGTGTCTTCGCTGACAGAATCCGCAAACACTTTTTCCGCCACGAGGGCATACTCCTCGCGATCTTTCTCAGTCTCCTCAGACAGATCAGGACCACCAGTCTGCACCCATTTCCAGTCTGATAGACCGGATCGGGTGAATTTCATAGGCTCTTTGGAAGTACTCATGGTGCGAGAACGTGTTGGGGGATTCGTAGATATTCTCCGTTGGCGAAGTTGTATCGGTTCGGGTTCGCGTCGGCCAACACTCCGGGGCGCGACTTGGACATGCCAATAGATAAAGGCTCGTCTTGCCCCTTCCTCCGAAATCTCAGCAACAATCTCGCCGACCCTTTCTCTTCCACCGTTTGGCGCATCTCAACAGAGAGAGCACTGCTAAAGATCACCACGTCCTCATAAGCCGCTGTCAGATACTCAGGGTTGACCACATACTTTGCCGCTTTCGGCAGAGCAGGCACCAAGCCGGTGATCTCCATGGCTGCGGCACACGCTGCCCCGGCAAGGAGTTTGAAGATGGAGCGACGGTTCATAGGCTGTAATTTTCAAGAGCTTGTTGTACGCGGAGAAACTGGGCCTGCCCCCCGTGATCCGCAAAGAAGGCGGGGCATCGTTCGACATTGGCGTCGTACACGGCGTCCTCGGCATCATCAATAGTGAGATTCTCCCTCTTCGCAACTTCTCTCACCAAAAGTTCAAAGCAGGGTGAAGCTCCACCGTTGTAGCGCCAGTTCCCCGGTGGCGTGGTGTGGATTTTCTTCTCCGTCTTGGGGCGGACTCCGCGCAGCACGGTGCCGTCTGGCAGCGTGACCACGCCGTCAGCGACATGGGAGGCGTTGGGGCGGACGTAGATGCAGTCGGGGAAGCCCAGATGAGTCTCTTGAATGAGGTTGTGTTTCAGCCCTTCGGCGATGGCGTTGGCACAGGACTGGTTGCCGATGAACAGGTCAGACCCTTTGATCAGCCGCGCCACCTCCAACATGTCTGTGGTGGGCTGGAACTCGACGTAGCCGTGGTGGCCGATGAACTCGCGCCACTCGTGATGCAGTCCGACGAAGAGCAGACGGTTGCGGAGATGAGCCACGATCTCTTTCCACGGGAACCGCTCGTTGCGATAGCGCCCGGTGCGGTTGATCACCACACGCCCTTTGGAGCGCGGCGACGGTTCGACGCCGTACAGCCACGGCTCGTCGGCGGTGAAGTTCTGCCCGATGCTGTGCGTCTTGATGAGGTGGTTGAGGTGCGCCCGCATGAGCGTCTCGCCTTTGGTGTAGTGACGTTCGCGGAAGCCCTCGCTCTTCCAGTCCACCGGGTCGCCCGGCTGGATGATCTGGATGTCCGCGATGTAGGGTTGCAGCTTCACCAGTGGTGCCAGCAGATCATACATGCGTTGCACGCCTTCCGGTCCTTTGGCCTTGGTCGAAGACGATGAACGCAGGCACAGGGTGTGTGGGCCGTCGGGGATCTGTTTGAGCAGACACAGCGCAAACACCACATCGCCAATGTCACCTGTAGAAGAAATTTTCATGTGTTGGGGGATATTTCTTATTTCGTCATAAAATCTCCCCACGGTCAAATGAAGTTCTTATGCCGTGGCTCCGGCCCCACTGGCTGCGGGTCAGCCCCTTTCCAGATAGCGTCCAAGGCGCGGTTCTGCGTGCCGAACACGCATTTCTGGCAATGCACCATCGGGTCGATCAGCGAACGCACAGGCTGCTCGTAGAGTTCATGAATGGTGTCCCAGCGTCCGATGACGTAGGCGCTGCCGCCCTGTGAACGGTTGGCTTGATCCAAAAGGGTTACGCTATCGCAGGGTGTCACGTCGCCGGAAGGCCATAACACGGGATGTGAATAACCAAGCAGACAACAGGTGTGGGGGGCTGGCGGCTTGTACTGCACCATGATGCGAGGGTCCACTTCCAACGCCAGTTGTTCCAACTCGATGCACCGTTCCGGGATCTTCTGAATCTCGTAGCAGTTCGGCAGCGCACGGATGTAGGTGAACGGTTTGGTGGAAAGCAACTCCTTCAATTTCTGCTTTATGAACGGGAGGCGGTCCTTGCCATAGGTCACGCGCTCCGCTTCATCGCCTGCGAGCAAAGGAGTTTGAAGGTCTTCGGGACGACTGACTTTTCCGTGCCGGTCGAGCGGATCTTTGTAGGAGTCGTGATACACCCAGCTTCCGCCAAGAGCAGTCAGTTCTGGATTGATGTCAGGCACTTCCACTTCCTCACCATGGTCCCACGCGCTGAGAGAGATGCGAATCCATGTCAACTTATCCAAGGTTTCAGGCCGAACGGTTCTCCAAGAGGTCCGGCCATCGGGATACTGCACCATGTTCTTGAGGCCGTTGCTGATCAGCCCGATTTGCAGACCTTTGCCATGCAGCGTGTCCACCAAGTCGTCGAAATCGTAGCCCTTTTCGCGGTCCTTCCACAATATGGGGTTCCCTCCCCCGCTCAGAATAACGGCTTTCAAACCCAATGGAATGAGCTGATCCACATATGTTTCCACCTGATGCAATGTCAGGGCGGCGTTGCCTCGGTTGGCAGTAGAACAGAAAGAACACTTGTGCTGGCAGGCGTCTCCCACAAAAATCCCGCTCACCTTGGGCACTCCTTTGCCTTGATGCAGCCCCTCGATGATGTCGCGGTGCCAAGGGATTTTGGATGAGGTGCTGGTGAACTCGTTGAGCAAATCCTTCATGGACTCAGGAGTCTCGTGATTACACGTCTCTGAGTCGCCGGGGATGGTGTCCAGTTCGGGCTTGTCGGCGATGGCGGAAGGGAGGGTGTTCATAGAGGTTTCCGTGCCCACATCTCCAACGAGAAGATACGGCGGTTAAGTTTTGGCACGATCTCGGCAACCGTGGGCGAGTGGTTCTCGTCTGAGTTGACAAGGAGATGGACGTGGTGTGAGGGGAAACCTGCGCGGACAAAATGTGCCCACATGGAATCCTCTGTGAAGATTTGAGCGTGCTGGTCAAACCACAAAGCTGCCTCGAACCACGTTGGGATAGGGTTCGGTGGATCTGTCACCTCGAACAAACGAGGCCAGTTCTCGTTGCGGTCCTCGTCGTGGACAGAACGGAAGTAGGTGGCGTCTGGCACGCTCACCAGTATCACGCCACCAGGGTTGAGCACTCGCAGCACTTCCTTCATCACCTTGACCGCTTCACGGCAGTCCATGTGCTCCAGAACATGGCTGCACAAACAGCCGTCAAACGAGTTGTCGGGAAAAGGGAGTGGCTGGCGCAGATCGTGCCGGACGAAGTTCGGCTCGTTGATCTCATGACCACCGCCCTCCCAGTTGTCGAGGTTGACCCAGATGTTGTCGATGGGTCTTGTTGACCCGGCTCCGAGGTTGAGAATTTTCATACTTTCAAGTCGTGTTCAGTTTGGTCGAGGATGCTGGAATAGTCCAGTCCGGTGATGGCGCTGGCCTCGTCAAAGTGGGCCTTCTGCTGCTCCAGGGTGAGCGGGCGCAGGTCAACGCCGGGGTTGGGGTAGGGCAGTTCTTGGGAGAACGTGATCAACCGGCGCGACTGTTTCTTGACGAAGAGGGTCAGCCCGTTGTCGGAGTGGAGGTCGAGTTGCTGCCAATCTGTAAGCCCTCCCAACCTGTCGGTCAGTCCGTCCACCAACATGCGGGGACCAACGCAGTTCTCCACGTCATCGAAGGCTATAAAGGAAGCGCCTCGGTTGATCGCCGTCTTCATCTCGAACAGCGCGGCCTCGTGGCTGTGCCAAGCGTCGATGTAGATAAAATCCACACGCTCCGGCCAGATGCTCAAGTTCTTGGTGTCACCGTCATGGAACTCCACCCAATCGCGGACACCGAGATGAGTCAGGTTCTCCTCGGCGTGTTGCTTCGGCGTCTTACCTTCAAGGATGTGTACGTGCTCCAATAACGACCAGTTGTCGAGGCAGTGGACGCGGCCTAGGTTGTTCTCTTGGCAGGCTTTCGCCATCCATGCGGCAGACAAGGCCCGGTAAGTGCCACAATCGACGATATGCTGCGGCTTCAGACAGCGGGTGAATCCGTGCAGCAGGCGCGGGCTGTCGTAATTCCAAGAGGCGTAAACCTTGTTGATTTCTTCGTAAAAACTCATGCTTTTGGTTGGTGTGAAATCCACATGTCTTTGGTGCATCCCGGCATCAACGCCTCGTAGGTGGCGATGTCCTCGGTGTTCTGTTCAGGCTCCATGGCTCGATAGTGGTGCGAGTAGTGGTCGATGTAGAGCGACCCGTCAGTCACCCGGATAAACTTTGGCTCGGCCCATGTTGGCGTCCATATCAGGCGCTCGTGCATCTTCACCTCCGGGTCGTAGCACAGGAAGGGGGTGTTCTTCAATAGCCTGAGTTGCCAGTCGTGCTCCGCGTGCCAGTTCTGGCAGGGGCGGTCCCACTCACCGGGAGCACCGAACCAGTGACGGCGGGACACGCAGATGGCGAGAGCTTGCTCTGCCTCGGCATGCCCGATTAAATGCCGCAGCTTCTCACGCTGGTTGACGTTGCCGCCAGCACCCGTTTGGTTGGAGACGTGCAGATCGGGGGTGAGTGTCTCGGGGAACTTGCCGGTGCCAGTGACGCCGAGGATGGGGGCAAGCGGCCACACCCGTTCATCCGCGTCCAAGATCATCACCCATTCGCAGGACGAATACCCGATGCAGCGGGTTCGTAATGCTCCGAAGCCCTGGCTCAGGGTATCGTGGATGAGCTTGTGACCGGACGCCTCTGCAATGGCAATCGTCTCAGGGTCAGCCGGGGTGCCGTCCATGGGAGAGGATACGAGCACGATCTCGTCGAACATTCGCTCGGCGGTTTCGATAAAGCCGGGCAGAGCATGGCGCTCGTTGTGGAAATGACAGACTGCGGAGATTCTCATACTCGCGTAAATTGGATAAACCCGCAGGACTTCGGCACCTCAGAGGAGGCAGGTTTGAGTCCGGGGTAGTGCCATGAACCAGTGATGCACCCTTCGTCTAAGGAGACACTCTCCCTGAACAAATCCATCCACATGTCCAGCGGCCATGCGTTGCAGTGTGACGGGTCGGAGTTGTCCTCGTCGCGGAGGTAGGGACCGTCGGGATGGTGAGTCAGCGGGACGATGGCGAGTAGGTGCTTCCGGGTGGAGGCGAGCAGTTGTTTGAGCAGAGGACGAAGTTGATCGAGCAGGATGTGCTCTGCCACATCCTTCAGGATGATGTGATCAAACCGTTCATCGGGCATCACGTTGGACACATAACCCTTCACCCCTTCGTCGCAGTTCTGGATGGCCCACTCGCTGCTGTCGTATCCGAAAGCGTTCACCCCGCGCATGCGTAACGCCTTGACGAGGTAGCCTCGGGCGCACCCAAAATCGAGAACCGTGTCGCCGTCCTTAATGTGCAGGACGCGCTTGAGCCAGTCCGCCATGGGGAGCGTGAGATCGGGCTTCCAACTGTAATCGACGTAGTTTGATTTGCCGGATGTCGGGCCGGTCAGGTAGTACTCGGCGTCGTAAAATTCAGATTCCATGGGTGCGGCGTTCTTCGTGTTTGATAGGGTGAATGTCAATGGAAACTTTGATCAGCCCAGCCCTGATTGGCGCTGAGTGAGGCGGTGATCAGGTCCGAGTATTTGCCCCGTCCCTTCGTGTCGGTCACGGCTGCCACCAGATGAGCGTGACGGACGGACATGGGGTTCTTGGGCGCGTTCGACGGCAACGCGGTTCGGCGGGCAGCCTTGACCAGCGAAGTCAGCCCATGACGGCGACGGGCGATCTCGATGCAGCCGAAGAAGGCGTCGGCGCGGTCGGGGCTTCTGCCGTTGGTCCGCTGCTTCATCACCTTCTTGGACTCCACCTCAACTTTCTCCCGGTCCACGAGCTTGTACATTCTCGCACACATCTGGATGCACGTCTCTGGGTCGAGGCCACGAATCTGTCCGGCCTTGATGAAGTCTTTGCCGACGTACCACAGCTCGGACACCCGGTTGGCGAACCTGTCCTTGCCGGTGCGCGAGTTGGTGGTGCCCACGGTCTTGTCTGACGGCGCTCCCGCGAAGCTCACCATCTGGAAGCCCCGGCCCATCTTGATCGCCATGAGCGAGGCGAACGGATCACCGGCCCCTGTGGAGTCGGAGCCTCGGTCTTCCACTTTGACGCCGCGCTTGGCGCACTCGGCATCGTAGAGATTCACCAACTGCTGATTGCGGTCCACCGTCTTGTTACTGGCATCGACCAAGGCCATGAGGTTGATCGTCTCAACCAGTTCAATACCTTTGACGGTGCGCTGGTGGATGGCTGAGTAGTAGTCGCCCACCCGACAAAAACAGGCGTCCGCTTCGTCTCCACCATGGCTGAAGGCCGGGTCGAGGAAAGCAATTGGGGTGGGCGGGGTGAGCCATGTGCTGACTCTGTGCTGGCTGCCGCTGCTGGTGATCTCGACTTCCGTGTAGATGGCATTGGCGTCTCCATCGGGGGAGAGGAAGCCGCGCACCATGCGGTAGTACTCCGGCGACTTCGGGCCAAGGTCTCGACGCAGATCCGTGACGGTGCGCAGGCTGAGAATGCCCTTCCACACCTCCCGACCGGCGAGCACGTTGGGAGACTTCTCCCCGTCAAATCGAATGCAGTAGCCACGTTTGGTCTTCCACCCGTCGAAGGTTTCGTCGATGGAGTTCCACCCTTCCTCCGGCTCCATGAACACGCCGAGCGGGTCAAACGGCGAAGTGGGGTTGCCAATGCCGATGAACTGCAAGTACTCATTGGACTGCAAGTTGGTGATGGCGGTGTTGTAAAGACTGTGGGTGAGCAACGGCAGTTCGTCCGCGATGAAGATCACACAACGGTTCTTGAAACCGATCTTGGTCGAGGCGTCCTTGTCCTGTCCCTTGCCGCCAGCAACGAGAGTGATGCCTGCGAGCTGGTTCTGCTTGCCATCAGAATTGACGCGCACGATCTTGCCGAGGGAGGACACCAGCTTGGCCTGCATGTACTGCTCGCCGCCGAAGAACCGGCAAATCTCCGCCCAGTAGCCCTCGACGACGCCCCAGATACGACCGCGAGACTCGTCCAACGATGTCGAGGTAATGAACACCTTCACATACTCAGGAGATGCCACAGGGCAGTCGGGAAAACGTGCGCCGATGAGGAAGCGCCCAATGGCGTAGAGGGCGAAAAATTCAGACTTGGAGCAACTGGCGTGCCCCGCGACGGCGAGGAAGTTGTTGGAGTAGGCTTCTTCCAACATCCGCATGGCGTACGGGTTCCACTCGAAGCGGTAGCGGGGGTTGGTCTCGGGACGATCCAGCATCAACGAGATGAACCTGCGGAAGTGCCACGTCCACGGGTTGAGCTGGCTGCCCGGCAGATTAACGAAATGCTCGTAGTTGCCCAAGATAAACTTTTCGAGATCCACCTCCTGCAACAGCTCATACCCGGCGCTCGTCTTGGGCACGCCGGGGAGACGTTTCCACCACCGCCCATAGCGAGCGATGTGGGTGCGTTCCATCTGCTGGGGAGAGGGTTGGGGCATCAGTCTGTTCGTGGTTTCTTCAGTTGGCCTGCGCATTCGGCATACCCGATGATGTCAACCAGGGTGTCTCGCTTCGTACTCGTCTTGGCTCGGCTGACTTTCAACAGAATCATCATCTGCGCCACGTCCCACGGGGAGATGTGCGACCCTGTGTAGGCGCTCCACAGTTTCGCGATGCGAGCGAAAGAGTCGTTCACGTCGCCGTAGTCGGCTGCACGGTCTCCAGCCACAATGGCTGCGGCCTCTTCGGCGAGGGATTGAGGGGCTTTGGGGTCTGTGTCGGGGGATACTACACGGTAAGGCCCGCGCAGGTGCAGGGTTTCGTCGTCGGTTTCGACGTTCGGCACGGCGTACCAAGAGTTGAACTGCTCTGCATGTAGGTGTGCCCCAATCAGCAGACTGGGTCGCCACTCGTGGGGGCACCCTTCGAGATCGTTTTTCGCATCCCAGACCAACGTGTCCTGTGGCACTGGGTCTGGCACGTCTTTCCCGAGCATCACTGTGTAACCTTCCGGCGCTTTTGGTCTTTGGTCGTCGTCTTTCATGGTGTTTGTATGGTTAAATGTTCATCCCCAAAAATCTTCTTCGTTGAAATCCGGTTCTTCGGCTGGCTTGACGCTCAAACCGACATCGCGGGAGCTTTCTAGCATCATGAGCGCGGACAAAAGCCTGTCCTCAGTGTCGCGTTTGTCCTCCAACACGGTAGCGATAGCGTCGTCCACGGTGCCGGGGCACATCAGGCGGTACACGTCCACGTTACACACCTGACCGGGACGTGCCAGACGAGCGAGCATCTGGGTGTATCGGCGGTGGGAATAGATGAGAGACATCCAGACCATGGTGCTGCCACCCCACTGCATGTTCAGCCCGTGGCTGGCGGAGAAGGGGGACACAACCAAGATGGGTATCTCTTTGCGGTTCCACTCAGCCAGCATCTTCGTTTGCGCTGCAAGGGTGGTGGCGTCGGCAAAGAACGTGGCGTTGGGGAACGCTTCTCGCAACCGGGCCTGCTCGTGCTTGAAGATCGCGGCCACCAGAACCGGCCCTTTGGTCTTCTTGATGATCTTCCTGAGAGCGTCAATCTTGAGATCGTGGATGCAGTGGTAGGTGCCGTTTTCGTCGTACACTGCGCCGCTGGTGTATTGCAGTAGCTTGGTCACAAGGGCTGCCGCGCTGGGGGCTGTGATCGTTACCGAGCTTTTCAGTTCCAACACCAACTCCCGTTCAAACTCCTGATACTTGGAAAGTTGATCCGGTGTCATGTGGACATCCACATCCTGCACCACCGCGTCCGGCATGTCAGGCATCCACTCAGAAGCTCGCAACGTGATGGTGATGTCACAGATGCGTTTCTCAATCAGTTCCTTCGCCCCGTCGTTGGCGTCCCACTTGTATCCCATGTAATCGGCTTTGTGGAAGTAGGTGGACTTGAAGTGCTGGAAGCTGCGGCCCAGTCGTTCTCCACCATCTAGCAGACGGAACTGTGCGAACAAGTCCACCAGCTTGTCCATAGGAGTACCAGTCATTCCGATGCGTCGTCTCACTTGGGGGGCTTCTCGGCGTAGCAGGGCTATGCGCTTCGAGTCAGGGGATTTCGCGGAATCAACTTCATCGTACACCACGGTATCGTAGGGCACGGTGCCTCCTCGCTTCTCGATCAACTTCACCAACAGGGGGATGCTGTCGAAGTTGATTAAATATATGTCTGCCCTACCGGCGATGAAGGCTTGACGACCAAGAGGTGTGCGCAGGTTGGCAACTTTGAAATTCTTGAAATCCGACCACTGTGAAATTTCAAGAGGCCAGACCAAATTCGCCACACGGAGAGGCGCTATCACCAACATTCCAATGGTGTCGAGCGACGAGTGCCACTCTTTGAAAGCACTAAGCACCGCCGCCGTCTTCCCGAGACCCATAGAAATGCTGCCATAAACCACGTCATGCGACAGCATGTGGTCGATGAAAGCCTTCTGCGCTGGGCGTGGGGAGAACTTGCTCACGCCCTCCACCCCTCCACCGTGCGATACTCAATAGGACGACCGGCAAGCTGCGCTGCACGAACACCAAACTCCATGCCGCGACTGATGCCGCAGTCGGTGTACACGACGGTCTTGTCCGCTTTCCACGCCAGTCCTGCCGCGATGCCCATGGCACGGTCGGTCGGGTCTTCGTCGTCAAGGACTTGGGTGTAGAGCAGGTGGCTCACCATCGGCGCTTCGCCGCGCAACAGCGAGTCGCGCATGGCGGCACGGGCGTAGCGGATATTGCGTTGCAGGTTGCCTGCGTAGGGCGATTCGAGGATTACGGTGGTCATGTCAGAAAGGGTCTCCTTCATTATCTGCTGCGTGCTGTCGTGCGCCGATCTTCGCATCAACGAACCGTTGCCGACGTTCCGCGTGCTCTTTCTCCACGTTCTCCGTGCATGTGAGCACCTGGATGTTGTCCTCCTCGTAGCCACGGGTGCTGTCCTTGCGGTCGATGTGCAGACAGAATCGCTCCTTACCCTTCTCGTCCATGTAGCAGGTCGGCAGGATGGCGGCTTTGAACTGATCGAAGGTCAAGGTGAAGGCGATCTTGCGCTTGCGAGCGGATGCCCGGAGGTTGTCGAAGGCACAGTGAACGGGGTTGTTCAAACGCCATTGCTGCTTGGCGTGGGAACCGCAGAGCTGCGTGGAGGTAGGATGGTCGGACAGGTTGCGCGGCACACCTTTGCACCGGCTGACGGGGCAGCGACCAGGGATTTTGATTTTGCGCAGTTTCATCCCCAGAACCCCCTAGGGCTTATCAAGCCATCCACGAAGTCTTTGCCGTCCGACACGTTGTCGCACCAGCCTGTGTTGGCACCCACCTTCGCCAGCAGTTCCATTTCTGCTTCCTGTGCCTTGGTCGGCTTGCACCCACCGCGCTTGATCTCCAGAAAGCCGACCGCGCCACCCGGCGCAATGATCAGACGGTCAGGCACCGAACGGTTGTTGGGTGAGACGAACTTGCGGACGTAGCAGCCTTTCAACTTGGCGTAGTCGCAGATTTTTTTCTCGATCTCCTTTTCGAGGGGTGGGG